TGCAGCTATCATACCTGATCCTCTTATCGGTCGTGTACGGGTAAACTGGCAGACAGGAGAAACTGATACTGTCGGCACCTACTATGTAGAGTTTGAGGCTACCTATAACGATGGTACAATAGAGACATTCCCTAACAATGGTAACCTAGTTATGGTTGTCGTAGGTGAGTTGAACTAATGACAACTTGGGCAAGACAGATATATGAGCATGACCCTCTTGCCATAGCCAAGGGTGAAGTCAACGGCTACTCTAGTGAACACAAGTTTGGTGCTGTACCTGCTATGTCGCAGAACCAAACAGGTACCATCTGGGATGTAAACGATACAGCTTATCCTTGGTCCTCTTGGTCAACTGCTGGTACTGTAGACATCCCTGCTGTTAATGCAGCAGACAACGGTAAGAAGATTACCCTAGTTGGCCTAGACGCAGACTACAATGCTCAGTCAGAAGAGATTACCGTAAGTAGTGCAGGTTCAGTCACATCTACAAATTCTTATATTAGGCTCTATCGTGCATTTCTATCGAATGGGTCTACAAACGTAGGTGTCATAAACGTACAAAAGTCTGCTGTAACAGTCTTGCGTATCAATGAGGCTAAAGGTCAAACCCTGATGGCTATTTACACGGTACCTGCTGGGTATACAGCATATCTAATGCAAGGTACTGCCACATGTCAGGGTAATGCAGATGCTACTGGCGATATGTACATACGTTACTTTGGGCAAGATGCATTCCGCATAGGTCACTCTTTTGAGTTCTCTGGTTCAGGTGGTCAGTACATGTACAAGTTTGCAGTACCAAGAACAATACCAGAGAAGTCTGACGTTGACGTAAGAGCCTCAGTAAGAAGTAACAATGCTAGACTTACTGCTGCCTTTGATCTGATCCTAGTACAAAATTCATATAGAGATGTATAATGCCTAAAGTAGCTTTACAGAACAAAGTCAAAGAACACAACAAGAAGTCTAAGCATAAAGTTACTATGCGTATGCTAGAGGCTGTTTATGACCGTGGTGTTGGTGCTTACCGTACTAACCCTGCTAGTGTTCGACCTAATGTCAAGTCACCAGAACAATGGGCTATGGCACGTGTCAACAGTTTCCTACGTATCGTAAGTGGCTCTAAGTCAGCCAATCACGACAAAGACCTTCTACCTTCGTCGCACCCTTCTAAGAGTAAAGCGAAGAAGATGCTAAAGGCACAGTATGCCAATGACGTATTCACGACAGAGATGGAAGCACGTAGTCGTTCTATGGATATGGGATGCGGTGGTGCCATTCATGTGCATGAAATTGACGGACAGGCCGTATACATGCCCTGTGGTAGCCACGAAGAGTATTTAGACTACTACCGTACAGAAGATGAAAACAAGCCCTCAGAGGACCGCTTAGAGGCTCTACGGGTCATTGTACAGGAAGTAATGAAAGAAGAGTTCGCCAAGGCAGAGTACCAAGGTGAAAAGGTGACTTTAAACAAACCACGTAGATTATCTGGTGGTAACAAGAAGTTTGAAGTATTCGTACAAGATGGCGACAGAGTAAAACGTGTTACCTTTGGTGACCCCAACATGGAAATTCGTAGGGACGATCCCAAGGCACGTGCAAACTTTAGATCACGTCATTCATGTGATACCAAGAAAGACAAGACGACAGCAGGTTACTGGTCCTGTCGTATGTGGGAAGGAGGCACATCAGTGTCAGACCTAACAAAGAATATAGAAGGGCAAATCCTCAAAGCTGACGATGAACAACGTATGGTATACGGTTGGGCATCAGTAGTTACAGAAAAGGGTGAACCTGTAGTAGACCGTCAGGGTGATGTTATTGAGCCAGATACTTTGGTTCGTGCCGTAAACAAGTTTATGGAACATGTACGTGTCGGTAAAGAAATGCACAAAGGGGACCAGATTGGCGCAGTCATTCACTCTATGCCAGTCACTAAAGAGATTGGTGAATCCCTTGGCATACAGAGTGACCGTGAAGGCTGGGTCGTAGCATTTAAAGTGTATAACGACGATGTTTGGGCCAAGGTCAAGTCTGGTGAATTAGCCGCCTTTAGCATTGGCGGTAGAGCAATAAAGGAAGACTATAATGGCTAACCTTTTAAAACAGCTTGAACTAGAGGAATTATCCTTAGTGGATCGTCCTGCCAATGCAAAAGCTATGGTTTCCCTATTCAAGCGTGACAACTCCGAAGAGGAATTTATGGAAAAAGCATACAATATGACGGAAGAGCAAGAGAAGGGAATGGACAAACTACCACCAGCCCTACAACGCCGTATCCGTGAGAACATGGACAAAGGAATGTCTTACAACGAAGCTATGAAAATGGCAGAAGAAGACATGAAGAAGTCTGATGCAGCAGAGATTGATGAACTAGACCTGCTGAAAGCTGAGAACGACACACTGAAAATCCAGAACGAAGACCTACGTAAGGCTCTTATCGACAATGGGTTTATCATCAAGTCTGACTCAATTGAAAAGAAAGTTGAACCAGAGTACATTGAGTACGAAGGTGAGCAAATCAATAAAGCAGATGTACCTGCCGTTATTCTTAAAGCATTGGAAGAAGCAGAGTTTGCTAAAGCTGATGCAGAACTAACAAAACGTGCAACAGAAGCCCTACCACACTTTGCAGAAGATGTAGCTAAATCCTTGGTTGCTGAGTTTGGCGAAGTAGAAGGTGTTATGGAAGCCCTTAAAGCTGCCGATGCGACATTCGCAGAAAGCATGGAAGAGGTAGGAAAATCAGACGCAGATGGTGAGTTCGCTACTGCAACTGACAAAATGGAATCCCTTGTAAAATCTTACATGGATGAAAACAAAATGAAGAAGGGCGATTACGCTAAAGCATATGCTGCTGTAGCTAAGACCGACGAAGGTAAAGCCCTAATCAATAAAAGCTATAAAGGGGAATAATTATGGCTGTAATGCAATCCCGTGACACACGGACTTTTGTTGCAGGTGAGAGCCTAGCAGCAGCACAATTTAAATTCGTAACATTGGAATCAGACGGTGAAGTTGATCTAGCTGATTCTGCTGGTGAAAACTGCGTTGGAGTTTGCATCAATGACCCAGCGGCTGGTGAAGCTGCTACTGTCGTAATGTCAGGTAAAGTAATGGTAACTGCTGGTGGCACAATCGCTGCTGGTGCTTCTGTTGCAACTGACGCATCAGGTGACGCTGTAACAGCCTCTACAGGTAACATTGTAATGGGTTATGCTACAGAAGCTGGTGTAGACGGTCAAGTCATCGCTATCGAACTAATCCAAGGCGGCAACGCTGCGGCGTAACCAGCAATAGGAAGGATATAACAAATGCCATTGCTAACACCAAATTCGGTACATATTGATCAGCCGTTGACAAACCTGACCATTGCTTATGTACAAGACCAAACAAACTTTGTCGCTGACAAGGTTTTCCCAACAGTAGGCGTTCAGAAACAATCTGACAAATACTACATCTATGACCGTGATAACATGAACCGCACAGGTGATGTTAAGGCTCTTGCTCCACGCACAGAAGTCAACCGTATCGGTATGTCAATCTCAAACGCATCATACTATGCAGACGTATATGGTCTAGGTATGGACTTCGATCAGCAAACTCTTGCTAATGAAGATGCAGCACTAGACATTCGTTCAGCGGGTGCAGCTACATTGACTAACCGTCTGTTGATCCATCGTGAAGAACAATTTGCTGACACATTCTTTGCAGCAGGTGTTTGGGGTACAGACAACACACCAACTAACTTGTGGTCAGACTACACAAACGGTACACCAATCAAGAACGTCACAGACGCTCGTCGTACCATGCAGCTAAAGTCTGGTGGCTTCAAGCCAAACACAATGGTTGTCGGTAAAGAGGTGCGTGACATCTTGATCAACCACCCAGACATCCTAGCACGTCTAAACGGTGGTTCTACTGTAACAAACACTGCATTGATCACTAACGCTAAGTTGGCTGAGATTTTTGAAGTAGAGAACTTCTACGTCATGGAAGCAGTGAAAAACAACTCAGTCGAGGGTGTTGCAGAAAGTAACGCATTCATCGGTGGTAAGAACGCATTGTTGGCACACGTTGCTCCAAGTGCAGGTCTAATGACACCAATGGCGGGTGCTACATTCGCATGGAACACACTAGACGGTGTGAACAACTTGGGCGTAACAGTTGAGTCATTCTCTGACGATGCTCTTAAGCGTCAACAAGTTGCAGAACACATCCAAGTTAAAATGTCCTACGACATGAAAGTCACAGGCGCAGACTTGGGTTACTTCTTTGAAGCAGTTGTAGCGTAAGCTATTTACTCTGGGGGGGCTGTAATGGCCCCCTTATTCTACTAATGATAGGTGTAACATGATCCGACAAGACCAAATGCCTTTCCAGTTTGACCGACCCTTATTCGTTCGTGTACCTTTTGATGCAGCAGGACGTTCATGGGAGTCAGGACAAGAGTTTAAATGGAAAGAGATGTCCATGCCAGAAACCAATGTGATGACCCTCTACAATCAGAGGATGCTACATCACAATGCTGAACTAGAAAAAGAAGTTAAGGCTGGCGATGGACTAGAAGAATTAAAAATAGATGGACTACACGAAGTCGTTAAGAGTATCAACGCCAAGGTTAAGGCTAAGACACCTAACGCTAATATGTACGAGAAACATAAGTGTAAAACATCTAAGATACTAGACAAACAGCGTGGGCTTATTCGTAGCTGGCGTAGAAACCACGGGCATTATGAGGTAGATTGATGGCTTGGAGTTATGAGGAAACCGATCTAAGGACAACAACGGCCTCTGGTCGTTTGAATACTGTCCGACTGTTACTTGGTGATACAGACAGTAACGACCAACAGGTGCAGAACGAAGAGATCGCTTTTGCTCTGGCTCAAAATAATAATAACGTATATTACGCTGGGGCTTGGTGTGCAAGAATAGTTGCTGCCAAGTACTCACGTAAGGTAACGACATCAATAGACAATGCTATAAGTGCTGATTACAGTGACCTAGCAAAGCAGTATCAAAAGTTAGCAGAAAGCCTAGAGTATCAGGGTAAGAAGTCTGGTGCTGTTGTTGGTATTAAGGCTGGCGGTATTACCAAATCAGGTATTGACGCTATACGTGCCGACACTAACCGCATTACTCCCTCATTTCGTAGGGATCGCTTTCGTAATCCACCAAGCTATAGTGGAGAAGATTACGGCTCAGACTACGACTAGGAGGTCTAGATGTCTTTTCGATCCTTTGATCCTTATGACATGATAAGGGACTTCGGCAAAGAAGTTACACTGCACAAGCAGACCACGACTGGAACATACGATCCAGCCACTGGTACTTTGTCGGGTGGGGCGACTACAGATTATACAGCCTTTGCTTACTTCTATAACTTTGAGGTAGGCATTCAGGGCGAGACTGATCTTAGGCGTGGTACCAGACGTTGTGTAATTTCTGCGTTAGGTCTTGCAGTTGCTCCTGATGATGGTGATACTATCTCAGGGTTTGGTGACACAGTACACATTGTCAGGGTTACCACTCACTACAGCAACGGTCTAGCAGTCATGTATACCTGTGAGGTTGCAGAGTAATGAAGATTACTATAAATAAATCTTTCTACAACAAGAGAGAGCAACTCAAAGAGTTTCCCGCTGAAAGACTTGAGGCTGTTGCTAGGAACATGGCTGTAGATGCCCCACAACTAAGTAAGTATTTTGTTGACACAGGTGCCTTTATAACCTCTTGGCAGATTACTGATGGTCGTAGAGGTCGTCCCCGTGGACGTTCTTCTCGTGGACTGCCTAGACGGAAGGGCGATCAGACATTTGCTAAAGCGATGGCTCAAGAGTCCATGAGACAGATGCAATCAGACATAGCAAAGATAGACTTCTATAACACAACTAGACTAGTCCTAAGAAATGGCGCACCTCATGCTAGATATGTTGACGCTAAACATTCTAAGGTTATAGATCAGTTGAGGAAAAAATATGGCAGATATTCATAAAGACATTAGGGCTGCTTTGGAAAGTCAACTGTCCTCTATAACAGACGTACCTTCTATTGCGTATGAGAACGTACCTTTTAATCCGACAACGGGGCAAAACTACTTAGAGGTTTCGTATATCCCTATTACTCGTCGCCCAACTGTACGGGGCTTAAATCCACAGCAGAGATACGATGGTATCTTTACTATTAACTGCTATGTCCCAGAGGGTGCTGGCCCTGCGGCGGCAGACACTTTAGCTAAGAATGTCATGGAAGCATTTGAGGCCACAACTAAACTTACTCATAACAGTAAAACTGTAAACATTGATTATGCAGAAAGAACACAGGGAATAGTCGATAGTCCTTTCTACTTCGTTCCTGTTTCCATTGGATGGTATGCATACAACTAACTAGGAGATAACTCATGGCCTTTGCACAGGGTTCACGTTCCAGTCTGTCGTACATTGTAGAAAGCACTTTTGGTACGACACCTGCTGGTAACTTCACTAACTTACCTTTTTCTACTCACTCACTAAACCTATCTAAAGATCGTGTTGCAGGTAATGACATTCAGGCAGACCGTATGCCACGTGTTGACCGCCACGGTAACCGTCAGGTAGCTGGTGACATTGCTGTCGATATGCGTGATGCAGACTACGACGATTGGCTAGAATCTGCCATGCTAAACACATGGTCAACCAACGTACTTAAAGTTGGTACAACACCTAAGTTCTTCTCTATCGAAGACTATGCTGCTGACATCGACCAAGCCCGTTTGTTCACAGGCTGTACAGTCAACTCTATGGGTGTTTCACTAGCACCTAACCAGATGGTAACAACAACCTTTGGTGTTGTCGGTAAAGACATGACAATCGGCGCAACAGAGAAGACACAGGATGCAGCCTCTGGTGCAGCACCTTTCGATGCTTACTCTGGTGATCTAAAGATTGCTGACAACGGTGGTGTACTAGCATCATCAGCTATTGTTACTGGACTAGACTTTACAGTAACTAACGGTTATGCACCTACATTCGTCATCGGTGATGACTCTGCACCAAGCCTAGAGTTTGGTCGTGCAGAAGTAGAAGGTACACTATCAGCGTACTTTGAAGATGCAGCACTAGTAAACCGTTTCATCAACGAAACAGAGACAGCACTTGAGGTTTCTGTAGGTGACGGTACAAACACAATGACATTCTTATTCCCACGTGTGAAAGTAAACTCTGCTGATGTGGGTGTAGATGGTCCTACAAGTCGTGTAGTATCTATGTCTTTCGTTGCTCTATATGACACAACGGAAGCAACAAACTTATCTATTACACGATCTGCGTAATCCCTAGCTAGGGTCGGGGGGTGTTGGTGTCGGGTCTGGCATCCCCCACATAACTACCCGACAAATCCCGAAGGAGACTCGACATGGATTTAAAAGACTTAACACCAAGCAGTGAAACTACAGAAGTTACTATTGTACACCCTGCTACACTGGAGATGCTTGTTAATAACGATAAATCTCCTATGACTATTACTATGCATTCCCCACACTCTAAAGCTTATAAGTCTGCTATATATGAACAAACAGATAAACGCCTTAAAAAAGCGCAAGGTAAAAAGAGTTTAGAGATTACAGCAGAAGAACTAGAGGATGCTGCAATAGAACTTTTAGCTAAAACAACTAAAGATTGGAACATCACATTCGACGGTGAACAACCTAATTTTACAGTTTCAAAGGCTAAGTCCATCTACTCTGAGGTATTCTGGCTGCGTGAACAAATTGAAGAGGCTTTAAATAACTCTTTGGATTTTATGAAGGTGTAGTATCTGATTTGTGTGAATGGGCAGAGCATCAATTTAAATTAGATAAGCCTACAGAATCAGGTGCTACGAAAAGAGAACACCTAGAACAAGTACAAAAGCAGGTTGGGCATGAGATTGAAGGTTTAAAGTCTCCTAAAGAGTTTCCTTCACTTGTATACCATGTTTGGTCTGCTTTTGTTGCGTTAAGCAACAGTAGGTCTGCTGGTTTTTCGGGACCAAATCCTATAACATATGAACAAATTAAGGCGTGGAAAGAAGTGACAGAGACACCGCTTAAATCTTGGGAAGTAGAAGCAATTAAGCGTCTAGATGTCATATACTTAGGAGTAGCTAATGACTGATGATATTAAAGTCTTAATTGACGTAGATGACACCTCTGTTTTACAAAGTATTGATCGTGTATCTAGACTAGAAAAAGGATACAAAAAACTTGATAAAGCTCTTAATAGCAGTAAGATAGATGCTCAACAATACGCTAAAGGTGTACAGCAGTTAGATAACGCTATAAAAAGGGCAACTACCTCTACTAAAGCCTTTGAAAAAGCTCAAATGGCAGCTACTAAATCTAGTAATCGTATGGGGGTAGTTACTCAACAAGCGGGTTATCAGGTATCTGACTTTATTGTTCAAATACAGTCTGGGACTAACCCTTTCGTAGCTTTTTCTCAACAGGCATCTCAGTTAGTTGGCGTACTACCTTTAGTGGCTGGGCAACTTGGATTAACTACTACTGCCGCAATAGGTTTATCTGCTGCATTGGGTATTGCAATACCTATAGTAGGTTTAGTTGGTGCTTCTTTACTAACTTATTTTAATGTAGCTAAAGATGCTAAATCTGCGACAGAGACTTTTGATAACAGTTTATCAAAATTAAAATCTACACTGGACAACCTAGATATAAAAAGTTTACAAAACGACTTTGGGAGATTTGCTTCTGAGGTTCGTGATGTGGAACTATCCGTACTTGACTTGAAGGCTTCACTTTTAAGGTCTGAGTTTAGTAGTGCTGCGGAACAATTAGGGGCAGACTTCTCTAACGGTTTTAAAGATAGCGTAATCTCAGGTATACAAGCTATGCCTTTTGCAGACTTAATCATGAAGACCACCTCTCAAAAAGTGGCTGCTATGGGTTTTGAACCAGAGGTATTTGGCGTTAACTTTGTAGAAGGTATAACTAAGTCACTAGCTGCGGGAGAAATTGAGACAGCCGCACTACAGTTTAATAACCTATTAAATACCGTTGAAGCTACAGAGGAAGGTTTTAATGGTATTACGGGAGAAGGTAAGGAATTACTCATAACTCTCGCAAAAATTATAAACAGAGGTTATGACTTAGAGAAAAATACAGAGGAAGTTCTTGAAAACCTAAACAACTGGGATCAACCTACATACAAGGCGACTAAGAACTTTACAACCTTAAACGGAATACAGCAAAAAACTTTAGACTCTCAGATAGCTTTATTTGAGGCATCACAAGAATTAACAAAAGAGGTAGGTCAAGCTGGTAAAGAAGCACTAATATTAGCGGGTGTTGATATAGCTAAACCTATAGATGATGCAACCAAGTCAGCAGCTAAACTTGTTACTGAATTAGGGGTTAGTTTAGGTCTTGCAGAAAATCTTGTTGCTATCTCTGTAATGGGTCCAGAACGATCTAAGTTTGGTGCTAAGATTCGTGCAGGTCTAATACCTCCACAAGCGGCTGGTGACTTTGATGTAAAGGGAGGAGAAACACCTTTTGCTTTACAGCAGTACTTAGATTATGTAAGCAATAAAAATAAAGATAAAACCAAAACTAAAGCAGCACCACGTGATGTCCTTGGTGACATGATCAAAGAAGTGCAACATAAAACTAAACTTCTTGATTTGACAGAAGAGCAAAGACGGGCAGAGGAAATACGGTATCGGCTTGAAAAAGCAGGTGTAAAAACTACAGATGAACGTATAGACGGTCTTATAAAAGAGGCAGAGGCTTACTATAAGTTAAATCAAGAGCGAGACAAGCAACAAGTCAGGATCGACCAAATAGGTGATGCTTTCGGCAACATGCTAATGAATGTCGTAGATGGTACAGAAAAAGCTGACGAAGCCTTTAAGTCCTTCATGTCAAGCGTGTTAAAGCAACTCTTCCAAGAAACTGCTATTGATCCAGCAGTATCATTCCTCAAGTCATTCCTACTAGCAGACGGTGGAGTCATGTCACGTGGCAAACTTACGCCATTCGCTAACGGGGGTGTCGTAAATGGTCCTACTGTATTCCCAATGGCTAACGGCATGGGACTTATGGGTGAAGCTGGACCAGAGGCTATCATGCCACTGAAACGTGGACCTGATGGTAAACTTGGTGTCGAAGGTGGCGGTGGAGTTACTGTCGTACAGAACATCAACGTATCTACTGGTGTACAACAAACTGTACGTACTGAGATCAAGTCCCTAATGCCACAGATTGCAGAGGCATCTAAAGCAGCCGTTGCTGATGCTAAACGTCGAGGCGGTTCGTATGGAAGGAACTTTGCATAATGGCTATTGATTATAATGCCCCGTTGTCTTTACCGACACATACAGGTATAGCCTCTATTGAGTTACACACCATCAATGCTGTAGCCTACAGTCAGTCTCCATTTACATTCCAAGGTCAAGCACATGCTTACTCTGGTGAGATGTGGACTGCTGATGTGTCGTTACCACCTATGAAACGTAGTGATGCGGAACGCTGGATAGCTTTTCTGATGAGCCTAAGAGGTCAGTACCACACTTTCCTACTAGGTGATCCTAATGGTACCTCTGTAATCGACGATGCTAGTTCTTTGACTATAACTGGTACTACAGGTGAAAGACTGGTAGATGCTAACGTACCATCAGGTGAAACAATTAAAGCTGGTGACTACTTTTCTTTAGGTACTGGTAATGACCAAAGACTGTACAAAGTCCTAAGTGATTATACAGGCACTGGGTCTTTGGAATCTAATGTACTAGATATATGGCCAGCCCTACGTGCTAATGCATCATCGGCTACAGCAGACTTAACAACACCACAGGGTCGTTTCAGACTATCGTCTAGCGACACTAACTGGTCAATCAATGATGCCAGTTTCTATGGTTTAACATTTGGAGCAATAGAAGCACTATGAGCCGTACTTTACCGACAGGTATGGTTGCTAAACTCACTGAGGGTGAGGTTGAGTTATTCCATGCCTTAGAACTACAATTTTCTACTCCCATATATCTATGGACGGGTATTGGTAACAAGTCCCTTACACCTGAGAATGGATCGACAAATACCTATATTGGTGTCGGTAACCTACTACAGATAGGTGAACCCTCAGAGGCTCTTGATCTATCAGCACAAGGTCTTAGCTTGTCGTTAAACGGACTTAACAGTAGTATCCTATCTGCTGCCCTGTCTGAGAACTACCAAGGTCGTGCAGCTAAGTTATACCTAGGTATTGTAGGTGTGACTAACATGGCAGAAGTATTCTCAGGTTACATGGATGTTATGACCATCAATGAAGCAGCAGATAATGTTGACGTTTCACTTAATGTGGAAAGCAGACTAATTGACCTAGAACGACCAAGGGTTGCCAGATACACTAAAGCAAGTCATCAGAGTATCAGTGGTAATTCAGGTGATAAGTTCTTTGACTTCTTAACAGACATCCAAGATAAGCGAGTAGAGTGGAAGTAAATGTTACCCGATTGGAAACACAACCTGACAACTTGGATAGACCAGAATAGATACAATAGGTTCTCTTGGGGTGTACATGATTGTTTTGTATTCACCAATGTAGCTTGGCGTAAGATGACTGGTAAGGGATATGCTGACGAGTGGTATGACAGGTACTACAACGAAAGATATAGACCCCTGTCCAGAGAAGAGATGCAACAAGAGTTTGGCTACAACGAACTGCATGAGGCATTAGACGAGAAGCTAAATAGAGTGCCTACATCACAAGTAGTTTACGGTAATTTAGTCGGTACATCTAAGTGGTCATTAAACAACACTACAAGAGTTGCCCTTGGTATATGCCTAGGTGATAGTTCCGTTTTCGTCGGGACTAGAGAATTACAATTTATACCAACAGACGAAATACAGTTTGCATGGGGTGAAAAATGAGAGATGAATTTGGCGCATGGGCAAGAGGTACTACGTTCCTAAGCCCTAACTATCAGTTACGTAGGATGCCAGGGACTATTGAGTCTGCCCTTCTAGCCGCAAGTATTGGTACTACAGAACTTGTTGCTGCTAATGCATTATTTGCAGGTAGCGCTGTCATCACTGTCGCAACAGTTGCATCTTATGCTATCTACACTGCTGGTACAATGTGGGCCTTGAAGCAGTTAGCACCTGATGTACCTACACCTACTAGCCCAGACTTAAGCAACCGCCTACAGCCAGACTCACCTAAGCAGGTGATCTATGGTCGTACCCGTGTTGGTGGTGCTGTTACTTACATCGAAAGTGTTGATAACAACAGCAACTTACTACAAGTCATTTGTATTGCTGGTCACCCTGTCGAAGAGATTGAGGACATTTACGTCAACGACACACGTGTTGATAAAGCTAAGGTTGGTGGAGGCGTAGCTACTGGTGGATTTGTTGACCACCCTGATTGGAAAGATGGCGTTAATCAGGTAATTAAAGTATTTAAGGGTAATGGCTCTAACAATACAACAGCTTTAAATGACCTGTACGTACTTACAGATAACTCTACAGATGTAAACTCTACAGACTTTACTGGTAACGGTACATCATTCTTACTTACTGATTTTGAGTACAACCAGAAAGTATTTACTAACGGTGTCCCTACAATCAATGCTATCGTAAAAGGACGCAAGATATATGACCCTCGTAAAGATAGCACATCTGACGCTTATGATTCAAGTCTTGGAGTATCCACACACAGAAAGACTACTGAGTCCACTTGGGAATATAGCAATAACCCTGCGTTATGTATTCTAGATTACCTAACCCAAGAGCATGGCCTCAATGTTGGGTATGATGAAATTGACGATACTGAGTGGGCTACAGAAGCTGACATTTGTGAAGAGGAAGTTATAGAGTACTCAGAAGGTGAAGCTGTCTGGATGAATGATCGCTATAATCTAAATGGCGTATTCACACGGGACATGGCACCACAGGAGATTATACCTGCCATGCTGTCGTCTTGTGCAGGTTCTTTGTTCTATGCTCAAGGTAAGTGGGTTCTACGTGTAGGTGAATACCGTACACCTATAAGTCCAGTGTTTGACGAGGGTGACCTACGTGGCCCTATGTCTGTAGATACTAAGACTTCTCGCCGTGATCTTTACAACTCTGTTACAGGTAAAGTGTCTGCTGAGTTTGACTTTACTGATCCAAGCACATCCTCAGAGATAGACTTTATACCTACCGACTACCCAATGGTAACATCTTCTGTCTTAGAAGCAGAGGATGGTGGGGTAAGAAATACACTAGAACTTCCACTACCATTTACCACTGACTTACTTCAAGCCCAACGTATAGCTAAACAAACCCTATTTAGAACTAGGGAACAAATTGTTGTTAGTGCTAGGTTTGGTCTTAAAGCATTTCAAGCTAGAGTTGGCGACAACATAAAACTAACTAACTCACGTATGGGTTGGAATCAGAAAGTCTTTGAAGTTGTATCTTGGAAGTTTGCTTATGGTGAGGGTGCAGCCCTAGAGGTTGACCTGACACTTAAAGAGAACTCAGAAGATGCATACGACTGGAATGCAGAGGCTAGTGTATTCTCAGCTAACAATACGACACTACCTAGGTACAACTATGCACCTCAACCTACTTTTGATGGTACACCTACAACAGAGGTTATCATTCAAGAGGATGGCACTGCTGTCGCTAGTGCAGAGGTAGCTTGGACTGTAACTGACAATGCTTATGCAAACGACTATGTATTAGAGTGGAAGAGAACTTCAGAAACTGACTACCAGTCTATAGTTACAACTAATTTATACTCCCGTATTCCCTCTGTACAGATCGGAGATGACTACAACCTACGTATATCTTCACGTAACAGGTTGGGTATTCTATCGGACCCATCTACAACTACTGTTACTATTACAGGGGATGTAACTGCACCTTCTGCACCCACACTTGTGAGTGTTACTGGTGGATTTGAAATGATCATTATTGACTGGGATAACCCCGCCGATAATGACTTTTCTAAAGTTGAAGTATACGTAAATACAACTAACACCTCTACTGGTGCTACAAAGATAGGTGAAACTTCTGGTTCCTTCTTTACTCACAGTGGTCTTGGTAGTGCGGTTACACGTTATTATTTCCTCAAGGCTTTAGACTACACAGGAAACCCCAGTGCATTTACTGGTACAACTGGCAACTCTGCAACTACACAAGATGCATTAGCAGATGGTACATCTATTGTTCCTGTCTATGCATCTGACGCTAATGGTACTAACAAGAGTTATACTGCTGGTTCTCTTACTTTTGTACTTTACTATGAGTATACAGGGACTTTACCTGCTATTGCCAATGTTACTGGTACTTGGACTAAGTTTGTCGGCGAGGATGGACCGACAGGTCCACAGGGTCCACAGGGTCCACAGGGTCCACAGGGTCCAGAAGGAGACACTGGATCAAGAAATGCTGTAGTAAGATACTACCAAGAGGCCGCATCGACACCTAGTGTGTCAGGTCTTGCTAGTGGTTCTACTTATACTTGGTCGTCTGGTACTGCGACAGCTACTGTAGGAAGTTGGTCTACTGCTGCACCAACTGTAGATGCTGCTGGTTCCAATGACTATTTTTACAGTGATGTGACGTATGTAGATAGCACTGGTGAAGCAAGTACAAGCACTGGTTCAAGTGCAACATCCGCAGTTCAGTTGTTTAACTTTAATGGTCTAGTTACCTTTACTAATGCAAGTGGTACAACTAGCCTTAATGATGCTTTGGCAGACAGCAGTACCGTTATTGATGGTGGTACTATTACTACTAACACTATTACAGCTAACAGTATTATTGTAGATGACCTGACTATTGGTAAATCTGGTAATAATCTTATCATTAAAGATGCTGGTGTCGATACTACACAGATTGCTGCGGCGGCTATTTCTGATGAACAAAGGTTTTATAATGCTGGGGGGTCAGCTATAAGCGGACAAAGCGACACTACAATTGCTACGTTTTCTCTACCAGCAACGCTTAACGACAAATTCTTTATTGAAACGTCTGTTAGTTCGTTTAACCTTTCAGGTTGGACTGCTGTTTCTAGCTTTTTAAACCTTAAAACGTTTCTTAATGGGACAAGTTTTTCTTCCTCTATTCTTCATAATTCCTCAAGGACAGGGTCTAGAGGTGGCATTTCTCAAGGCGGGATATTTGTTGCAACTTCAACAGGCACTCTCAGCCTACAGGTTAAAATGAGTACAAATAGCAGTTCAGTGAGTGCCACCCCCAATCAAATTAGGTGCAACGTTATTCAGTTAAAGAGGTAGAGTTATGGTAAAGTATATTGTCTATGACGCAAATGGTAAAATAACAAGTGCAGCATCGGGAGAAAATGTCCCCCTACCTACTGTTGATAATATAAACGAATTTCTTTTGGAGGGGGACTTTAACATTGGTGAAATTCATGACATGGTTGTCGATGGTGGCACTCTTAGGCAAAAGACACAATTAGAAATTGATGCAGAAAATGCACCCTTTGCCGCAATACAGTTTAGACAAGAAAGGGACGCTCTCTTGGTATCTTCCGATTGGACACAAATGCCAGACAGCCCTTTAACTGACGCTAAGAAACAAGAGTGGGCCACGTATCGTCAAGCCTTACGTGACCTACCAGCAAATACAACAGACCCTGCCAATCCAACTTGGCCTACACAACCATCATAAGAGGATATTATGGGATACCAACTAGGAACACGTAGTAAACAAAAGCTGTCGGGTGTTCACCCCGATATGGTAGCAGTAGTATCACGGGCGATTGAGTTGTCTGAGCAAGACTTCTCTGTGCTTGAGGGTATACGACACATCAACCGTCAACGAGAACTAGTGAAGACAGGTAAGTCTACAACCATGAACTCACGACATCTGACAGGTCATGCAGTAGACTTAGTGCCTTATCCTGTGTCGTGGGACTGGGAATACTTTTACCCTATCGTAGACGCAATGAAAGCGGCAGCAGAAGAGTTAGGTATAGACATCACGTGTGGTGCTGACTGGAAGAATTTTCCTGATGGTCCACACTTTGAGTTGTCTTGGAACTCGTATCCAGTAGAATAGGTTAGTCATGTACGAAATGGTTGACCTTATCATGCAGTGGCTTGTTGCACCTGTTATAGTCGTCGTATGGCACCTGTTTTCCCGATGCAATAAACATGAAACAGAGATAGCTGTACTTAAATCACAACTAGAGTCATCTAAAGTTTCCTATGACAGGGAAATGAAAGAGATGAAAGAAACCATTAGAGCAATATTCCTAAAACTCGACAGTATAGAACAATCACTGCGAGATAGATAAATGGATAGTAAAGCCTTGGTTGGGGTGCTATTTGCAGCCTTAGTTGGTTTACTGGGTTGGAATATAAGTACAACTCATGAACTAACCTTACAAGTACAGAAACTAGAGATTATCCTTCTTAATGATGCCTTTGCAAAATAGGGGGATACAATGGACCCAGTTACGATTATCAGTGGTGCCACAGTTGCATTTAACGCCCTCAAGAAAGGGTTTGCTGTAGGCAAGGACTTACAGGACATGTCTTCCCAACTAACACAGTGGGCGGGATGTATGTCTGACCTAGGTCAAGCTGAGAAACAAGTAAAGAACCCACCTTGGTGGAAGTCACTAAGTGGGTCAGTAGAAGAAGAAGCCTTGGCTGTTTTTGCTGCAAAGCGTAAAGCAGAGGCCATGAGAAAAGAGTTGAAGGATTATATTTCCTTTGTAATGGGGCCATCAGCATGGGATGAACTAGTGGCTATAGAGGCAAAGATACGTAAGCAGAAAAGAGAACAAGAATACCGTAAGGCTGAATTACAAGAAGCTATTATTACTTGGACTATCACAGGTACACTCTTGCTTATATTCTTTGTAGGTTTAGGTTTCTTAGTTTACACAATGAGATGATAGAAAAAGTCGGTAATAAGTACATAGTTTACGACAAGGGTGGTAAGATCGTTATCATCACTACTAGCCGACGAATAGCGGAGAAATTAGATGGTAGTTGACTTTGATGTTGATGGTGACGGTAAAGTCACACTAGAAGAAATAGCTATGAAAGAACGTATGCTCGAAGTAGAGTTACGTGAAGAAAAGGCTGAGTCACAGAAGTTTATGGCTTGGGTAGCTATGGGTATGATGATTATATTTACCATATTCCTATTCACACCTGCACTGTCAGACTCACGTGTAAATGCTTTAGCTGATCTACTAGGTCTATTCTACATTGCACAGACTGGTGTCGTTGCAGCTTACATGGGTGCTACAGCTTATATGGCTGGTAAGCCTATGGGTAACAAGGTAGCTATGAGCAAATGAGATGGTTGGCCCTGATCCTATTATTATCTAGCTGTGGACTTACGTCCTTAATTCCCACTGGTGGGACTAACGTAGCTGCAAATACACAGGTAGGACAAGAAAACTACCAAGGTGTCACCACAAACGTCGATAGGTCAGTTAAGCCTGTCCTAAGACCAGAAGGTCCCGTAGAGAACGTACAACAGGACAACAGTGTGACAAACATATCTGAACTAGACCCCCTACTACTAATACTCTTAGTGCTTGGGTGGCTTGCTCCTAGCCCCTCAGAGATAGGTAGGGGAATACTTAAACTATTCCGACGAAGAAGAATAGAATACTAACCCCCAGATACTAAAGAACCCCCTAGGTTAATTCCTAGGGGGCTTTTTTGTGTCTACTCTTCTGATAGACCTAATTTGTTCATACACATGGCTGTACCTTCATACAGCATTTCTATGTCGGCCTCTGCTTTTGTGATCTTACGTATGCAATAGGCATTAACCAAGAGGCTTACCAATAAGATACCCTCTACTAGTGTTATGGTCATTTACGCTCCTGTTGTTGTATTAGTGCTTCTAGGTACCATCGGGCTTTCTTCAAGTCCTCGACACCATTCTTGTATCGCCATCGGTGTAGATACTTAGCTACATTCCCACGGTAGTATCCTATCAGTTCCTCGTCTGTCAGGAAGTCTTTGATGTACTCAATACACTCAATAGAACCTGTACCGTAGTGTGCAGGGTTGTTTACGTTGTCACGTTCTTTGGCTCGTTGTCGTTCCTCTAGGGACATTGGGGTTATCATCGGGGCTTCACTCCAATCATTCATAGTTTCTCCTTCATGAACACCTTAACCCACTGGGCGCAGATGTCAGACCTGATGATGTCGTCTACACCAAACTCTATGATTGGTACAGGCAACATATGCTTCTTTGCTAGATGGATCACCTTCGACAAACCATCTGTCTCTTTCAAGTCAGATTGCTGCGAATCACCATTAAGCACAATAGTAGTCCCTTCTCCTACCCTTGTCAACAACATTTTCAACTCATGTGTCGTTATGTTCTGGGACTCGTCTACAATTATGAAGGCATTATCGAAGCTACGCCCACGCATAAGTGCAAGAGGTGCCATCTCAATGTTGCCATTCTTGATACCAGTTTCGACTGTACCTTTTCCAAGATGCTTCTCCAATACGTCTAGTACAGGTAATGCCCAAGGCATTGTCTTCTCTTGTAGGTCACCTTTAAGGTATCCTAATTCCTTACCTACGGCAACGTGAGGTCTTGTGATGACGATCTTATCAACTTCTTTCGTCGTGTAGAGGTCGGCAGCATAAGTCGCAGTAACATACGTTTTCCCAGTCCCCGCAGGGCCAAGGATAA